AGAAGCAGTCTTAACGATAGTATAAGAGTAAATATCTATACCAGATGCTGTACCTGCTGACCAAGCTAATGTGCCTTGATATTTAGGAGTCACAGATGTACCGTCTATAGTAATTGCGTTATTATAATAAGCTGTAGAACCATTAGTGTTGATAAATACAACTGTTAATGACTCACCAGTTGACATAGTAGTATCTAAAGAAGTACCGCTAGATGCCCTAAAATTAATTGTAAAATTTGCTGAAGCATTACTTGTATAGTATAACACAGGTTGAGTTGTAACATCAAAGTTAATTGTGCCTGTAGCTGCTGTAGCTGATACAGTTATTTTTTCTACACCACTTATAAATTTGCTTGCAATAAGACTTGTAGAACCTGTGAATGTTTGTTTACCAGTAAATGAATTGCTACCAGAAAATGTATTATCAGCACTAAATGTTGATGCTACGTTGTCTTTAACTAAATGAGTATCATAGGCTTGAACATCTGTGCCAATAACAAGACCTAAAGCAGTTCTAGCTGCACTAGCTGTTGCTGCACCTGTACCACCTGCTGCTACTGGAATAGTATCCCCACTTGCACCAGACTGTAAGTCTTTTAGTTGTGCCATGACTGCACGAATAGCATTGTTTATGCCAGATGGTGCACATCCTTCATCAATGTTGATAGATGCTATGTCTGTATTTAACCCAGCACCAGCACTCGTTGATGAATATTCTGAAATTTTTGTCTTTGCCATTATTTACCCTTTTAAAAGCCATGTGTTATTGTCTGTTGTAACTGAAGTCCATGTATTTGTACCAACTGTTACGTTAGACCATGTATTTGTTCCTACTGTAACATCTGTCCAAGTATTAGTTCCTACTGAAGTTTCTGTCCAAGTGTTTGCTCCTACGGTTATATTAGACCATTCTTCACCTAGTCTATAACCTTTTGCATTTGCTAAAGATGGTGCTGTAATTATTCCACGTCTAGAATATATAGCCTTTGGATGTGCATACACAATAGAAGTACCTGCAATTCTACCTATTCCACTATAGGTTAATCCACCTAAAGTTGTAAGAGTAGCATATGCTGATATTGCACCAGAATCTAATCTAATTCTATTATATGTAATTGAAACTGAACTTGGTACTGTAATAACACCACGAGCAGTTCTTTGTCTTAAAGCATTTACTATTGCAGCAGCACTTGCATTAATATGTGCTATACCTGCTAATACTAAATAACCATAAACTGTTGCACTTGTTGTAGCATTAATAGAACCACTAGAAGTTCTTAATCTTGTAGCATTAGCAGAAACTGTTGCAAAAGCTCTAATATCTACAGCATCATAAGCTATAGAGTAACCGTTAGCAGTTAAAGAAGCTGTGGCTGTAATTGAACCTTTACCAGAAGCTATCCAATAAGCTTTACCAGTTACTGTAGTAGGTGCATTAATAGCACCACTAGATAATGCTATAGAGTAACCGTTAGCAGTAACACTTGTAGGTGCTAATATAGAACTACTATCAGTTCTTATTCTATTATATGTTGTAGCAACTGAAGCAGTAGCATTTATAGAACCTGTAGCATATGCTAATGAAAAACCATTAGCTGTTACGGTAGCATAAGCGTTAACTACCGCAGAGGCTAATTGTGTTTGCCCAAACGGTAATGTACTAAATGGTACTTGAGAGAATGCTGAAAACCCAAGCATGATTTAGTCCTATTTAAATTGTGTTTGTGCAGCTAATACTGTAAATGTTGCTGAAGCTGTTTTAACAATAGTGTATGAATAAACATCAATACTTGAAGCATTACCACTTGTAGGTGTTGTGCCACCTTGATATTTAGGTGTAACTGAATTACCATCTATTGTAATAGCATTGTTATAGTATGCTGTTGAGCCTTGTGTTACAGCAAATACTACAGTAACTGATTGACCTATAGCCATAGCAGTATTTAATGATGTACCAGAACTAAATCTAAAGTTTACAGTCCAGTTTGCACTTGCATTAGATGTGTAATAAATAACTGATTGAGTTGTAATGTCATAATTAATTGTACCAGTTGCAGCAGTTGCAGATACTGTCACAGCTTCATTACCATTTACAGATGATGATGCAAATGTGCTTGATGAACCATTAAATGTTTGCGTAGCAGTGAATGTAGTTGCAGTTGCTGGAGCTACAAAATCTGTGCCAGCAGTTGCAGTAGTAATAGCACTTGTACCAGCACCTTTTAATAAAGCACCAGACGTAAATGTAGCAGCACCAGTGCCGCCTACAGCAACTGTTAATGCAGTTGTAAGTCCTGTCAATGCTGGAGTTGATATACCAGATGTTCCGTTTATGGTTACTGCCATTTTTTATTCCTTTAAATTATTACCCATTCACTTGTACCGTTAAGCGTTACTGTAATACCGTCATTGACAGTAGATGTGCTTGATGATAAAGCATTGTGACCAGTTGGAAATGTAAAATCTGAAGCTATTGTTGCGTTATATGTTGATAAACCATTAGATGCTGCAAAGTTTGGTGCGTTTACTATACCGTTTGCATCTTGATAATTAGCCTTACTTGCTGGATAATCACAAAATACATTTTTAGTACCTACTGGAAAGTTTACTAAACTACCACTATTAGATGAAGCAAGTACAGTATCACGAGATAATGTACCAGCACTAACTGTACCAATGCCTACTTCCCAATTTGTGTTATCTGTAGCTGTGTAGTATGTAGTATTAGTATTACCAATAGCACTAGAAAATGATTGGTAACCACCTACAGCACCAGTTAGGGTAAGCGTGCCAGTACCTGTAGTAGTGGTTTGCTCGTATACCCTGTCCTTTAAGACTAAAGCCATATTATGCTAATGAAACTGTTAAGTTGCCGCTAGTAATCTTGAAAATATCACCAGAGTCAATAGTTTTATTTACATCTAAAGGTGTAAAGTAAAGTAAATTACCTGTTGTTAGTGCATCATAAATACCAATTGTTGTTACAGTTCCCCATGAAGCAGTTGCTGTAGGGAAAGTAATATCAGCATTAGATGCTGTAGCACCAGATGATGACGCTGTAAATGTTGCTGATACTCTAGCGTATGAACCACCAGAAACTTCTGTACCAGAACCGCCAGCAGTAAGTGATGTAGTAAATAAACCTACATAAACTGTAGTAGGTGCTGTATAAGCTGTGTTTCTTAAAGATAAATTAACTACTTTATCTTGTAAATAGGTTGACATTTCTGAAGCCATTTGTTTCTCCTGTTATCGTGTTGCTAATGAAATTACCATTGGTGCTGAAGGATTTTCACCAGCATCATCTGATATTGTTAATGAATTAAGACCTCTATCATATAATTGTGCCCATGTTGCTACTCTTGCATCATTCATTAAATATGGTTCTGCTTCACCTAAACTTGCATAAAGCAACAAGTCTGGGCAATTAGCTACAAACGCATTAGATGAATTAGATGTACCTAAATAGGTAGGTGCTGCATAGTAAACCATTTTAAGTGTATATGCAGAATCTGGAATAGGTGCAAATTGAAACTCTGAACCCATGACTGTATAAAATTTAGGTGCACCACTGTCTGCTGTAGATGCTTTTGTATTTCTGTAGAAGTTACTTGGGTTTTGGTACACAATAGTTTGAATTGGGCTAGACTCTATATGTATATCACGCATTTCTAGGAAATCACTAGGCAATGACACTGTAGGGTCACCAGCAGTTGTACTTGTTGTCACTACTTTTAGCATAGGTCTAATACGCAAATCACGTCTTAATCTATTTTCTGCTAATTGAATAAACAATGGGATTTGTGTTGTCAAATCTGTACGAGCCAAATAGTCTGCAATCGTTGACTGCAAATCTGTATAGTTTGTTATAGCCATTAAATTCTTCCTGTTCGGGTTCTAAATGCTCTGTTGTCTGGGTTATTTAACCATGCTTTAAATCGTGGCATATCTATAACAGTTAGCCCACGAGTGATACCTTGTTTTTCTAATTCTTGGAATACTACTAATGGAATAGAAGCAACTTTGTTACCAAATGAATGGTCACTCCATTTTTGTCTTTCGTCTGATTGTGCATACTCTGCTTTGTTAGCATCTACAATAGCTGTTACATTTTGTGAGTGTGCAATTACTAAATCATCACCATTATCATGGAAAGATGTTTGGGTAATTCCGTTGTTAATTACTTTATCTGTCATGTTTATCCTTTTCTGTTTATAACTCTTATTAAAAGCTATAAAGAGAAAGCCCTATTGCTAGGGCTATCCTCATACCGACTATGTTAAGTCAGAGATAATGCCATGTGCTGCTTCGTTCTT